CGCACACCGACAGACATCCGCGGTTCAAACGGCAACGTCTTGATAACCACGTTAAACGCCAAGCCAACCTCGTAGCTAGTCGTGCTAGGGCGGTCAAATGTTACCGCACCGCTAGTCACCGTCTCATTAGCCAGCACGTTGCCATCAGTAATCACGTTTACCGATGCGCCTTCATGCGGCAGGCTACTTGCACCCGATGCCGCGCCACCTTGAAACGAACAGTCTGTCAGGCTTGCTGTGTCAAAGACCTCGATAAAGTAACCATCAACGCTATCAAACGTGCGCTTGGTGACTGAGTAGATGTCTTCAATATCAACCCCAACGTCTTTGATCTGCCCATTTGTAACGATGCGGCTTGGAGCCACAACGTTTTGCTGACGCAGAATCGAGTAAACAGACATTGTTCCGTCACCGTTTAGCATCAACAGCGAGTCAGACTCTTCTGTACTGCTTGCCTTACGCAACGCCAACTCAATCGGGTTGTTGATTAAATGGCTAGACAGTAAGCTGATACTGGTGCTGATGTAGGACAGGGTTGTGTCGTTGTACTGAAACTCGTTAAGTGCCTTGCCTTGGCGCTGAATGTATAGCGTGCCAGACTGCAATTGCTGGACTCGGATACCCTCACGCGAACCATTACGGCTCACAGCCTTTACAAAGAAGTTAGACGGCGTGATTGGCTCCAGACCTTGTTGGGGCACATAGAACTCACCACCCGTTGTGAACACTTGCAAGTCCCGACCACTAATCATGTCGGTGATGATGTTCAGGCTGTTGGTGTCTAGTGTTGCTTCAACCGCATCGTCGTCGTAAGTTTGGTCAGGCTTGAAGTCAAAGAACAGGCCAACCTTGCTGCCCCACATCGTTGACGGACGCGACTTAGAGCCACCGAAAAATAAGCGGCCCTCATGGAACGTGCAAGTGCGAGGCCATCCTCTTGATACACTCCAGACGCTTTCGTAGCCCGACTCATATTCCCAATTCCCGCTTGATATGGCGTCTGTACTGAACAGTGGAATCTCAGTCACAACCTCTAGTTTGGTAGTACTGATGTAAGACACCACACGGCATCGACCCTGTGGAGACACATTGATGTACTGGTCAACATAAGCCGCGCTAAAGATAGCAGAGCTTGCAGTGAGCGTGATACTGCCGCTAACCTCTGATGGTGTGATGCTTGCCGCAGGATTGCTTATTGATAGCGTAAAGGCGTATGTTGGGATACTGTCAAACGCCAAGTCGCTAACAGCCCATGAAGCGTCTGTTGCGCCACGGACAATCTTGACGGGGTTGATGTCCTTGTGCGTGATAATCAAAGTGTCAGCACTCTGAGTCCAGCACATCGTGGACAGGATGCTACTTGTCACAGCAGACACAGCCAGATAGTCGTCGCCAGTACCGTTGATGTCTGTAATCAGCGTACGGTTCTTAAAGATGTACATCCGCTGGTTAGTGAACACTAACATATAGTGGTCATCAACGCTGAACTCAAAAGCGATGCACCGCGTGCCGTCTTGTGGGTTAGCCGCGCTAGGAAGCTCGTAGAGGTACTTCATGCCGCCTCTGCGACGTACACCACCCTGCGGTTGCACCAAGACGTTCTCAAGCCGTTCTGCGCCGTTCTGATACTGATTCAGATCGACACGCGCCCGCAACAGCGGATCAATCTCGCCGCTGGCAAAGTTCGTCTGGATTTGGACGATGCGGGTCATTAGTACCTCACATCAATCAGACTGAAATCTTCAAAGGCTTGTGTCGGGTTGCCCTGACCATCAATGCCTGCTGCGGTACGGAAGTAGCCACCACGATTGTTCTCGCTTGGTGAGCCGACGGCAACAGACTGCCAGTATTGCGTCTTGGCAACTTGGTCAGTAATAGGCTCGGCCAGATGCCAAGCCATCATGTATTTGAGTAGCTGGATGAAGTAAGCTGGCATTGCCGCCTCATCAACCAGATATTGATAATCTGCAACAACAGTCTCGTAGTTGGTAACGATCTTGTCGCCCATAATTTCCCAGTCCTTGACTGTGGGAGCGCCTACGCTTGTGCTGTTGTAAACACGGTAAATAGACCCTAGCCTATCAGATGGCAGGGCATACTCGTACAGATATTCGTTTACGGGAGCGTTAATTGTTCTTGCCAATTGAGCTGTCTTGAAGCTGAAGCCCCAGTGATAGCCCTGCAAGGTGGCTTTCTTGATGCCTGGATAGAGTCGGTCGCAAAGGTTCGCAGCGTCTGTACCCTCAGTAAAAGAACTGATTGGTCGTGCCCCCAGTAATAGCAGGGAGTCTGAGCAGACTGTTAGTGCTGTGTCGCCAATGGCCATGTTGTCCTCACATCCAAAAATGGGGAGTCCCGCACACGCGAGACCCCCCGTTACTAGCTACCGATTACTCGGTGCAAGAGATTTCAACGATACCAGCAGCATCAATGCCGACAGAGCCAGCAGAGTACATACAGTTGACCAACCATGAGGTCTTCTGTGGCACATAGTTGATTTCAGTCTTGGGGCCAAGGCTCTCAGCCAAGCCAACAGCAGACTTGTGGAAAGCGTAGTTGGTACGCACACCAGAAGCCAATGGCAAGCCACCCTCGCTCAAGTCACCCATAGTGATGAACTTGAAGCCCATGAACGTGTCAACTTGACCCTGAACCAGAGCCTTGACGTTGCCGTAGTCGCTAGAAGTGACCTTGGTTTCAGCCAACAAGCCAGCCAGGTTGTTTGCGTGGATCACAAAGAAACGGTCAGATGAGGGCACGTTGCCAGCATCCAACAGACGCTTTGCTTCCAACAGCTTGTCCAAGTTCAGGTTGGTGTCAGCACCGCCAACGCTAGTAGCAACGGTCAGGCTGGTAGAAGCGGCGTCCAATGCGGTCAGAACCAACTGGTCTGAGCGACGGCCAATTGACTTACCAACGATCTGAACCAACTCAGCACGCTCGTCAAAGTTGACCTTAGACTGGCCAAAGATGTCGGTGTACTCAGCAGCAACCCAGTCGCTCATTGTGGCGGTAGCCTGGGCGTAGGTGATGCCCAAGGCAGTCACATCGCTAGACAGTGAACCACGGGCAACAGCAGCGCCAGCAGAAATCTTGGGGAACTTGTAGGTTGAGCCTTCAACGCCAGTACGCAGACGGACTGCGTTACGCAACATTGCATCAGCTTGATACGCTTGTTTAACTTCAGCGTCGAAGAGCGTGATAAACGCGGTAGAAATACCAGTAGCCATGATGATTACTCCAGAAAATTAAGGTTTTAACGCCTCGGTTATCTGTCACCATTGACAGGCCTCAGCTTCTTGGTTTCAGCCAAGCAACTGGGTGGTTCACCACCATAGCAGGCCCTTACGGGTTATCCACAGCCGTATTGTATCTCATAGTTTTTTATTTGTGTCAACTATTTTTTTAGGCATAGTTCCCCCAAGGGTGGATAGCTCGGTATCCTTCCCTACCCAGAGGGTCACTGATTGACCCCCCTAGTAAACCCATAAGGCAACGATTCATCCAACAGAGCGCTTGTCCCACCGCTTTCACTCTGTCTACCCTAGTCCCTCGTTGACAGGCTAGTGGGGTTATCTTGCGGGTGTAGCAAGCCCCGTGTTTCTTGGGTTCAGTCCATACAAACCATAGCTAACGCGCCCTGACGGTCGTCGCAGAAACAAAAAAGCCGCTTAACTAAGTACCTTGGTCGAACCTCTTTCCAAAGACTTCCACCCTCTTTGGGAAAAGCAAGATACTTAACTAAACGGCTGTGTTGTGTTCGACTACAACAGGATCAAGTATAGCCAAAAAAAACCCCCTGTCAAGCAGGGGGCAACCTTGGAGAAAATTTGTATCAAATTAAATACAAGAATCTCATACAGGTCAATCAGGGAAAGCCTGGGCAAATAGCTTTTCAACCTTGGTTCGGTATGCTGGGTTGGTCTTGTACTCTGGATTCCCCACCATAGCCATTAGTTCCTCTTTGCTGGGCATATCGGCACTTGGGGCAGAAGCCACAGGTACACGCCCCTCATAGGTAGAGCGTAGCTTCATCATGGCTTTGATGCCATTGGCAGTGCCGCCCCAGACCTTGAACTCTTCAAAGTCTTCTTTACCCCAGATGCCCTTTTGAACCAAGCCTTTAGCCCAGGTGGACATATTGGAGATAATGGCGTCAGCATTAGGGCCAAGAGCTTCACGCTCACGCTTCATGCTGATTTCTACCTCTTGAGCCTGTCCTGCGCTCATGCCTGCAATCTCGCTTGCTAACTCAGAGAAAGCCTGCTGAGATAAGCCGTACTTAGCCGCCCAACCCATGTAAGTCTGGACAACAGGGTCTTCAGCAGATATATTCTCAATGCCATCCAAGCTGTAATTTCCATCAGCAGGAGGCTTATGTTTGCCTGCTCGGAATTGCTTTTCTAGTTCGGCATAAGACTTGCTGATACCCTCTAAATCGGGTTCATTAGCCTCTTTGTTCCAGAATTTCTCAGGCCAGAAGTCTGGACGCTCTAATGGCGAATCATCCTCTGCTGCTGGATCTGGTTGCTTGTGGTCGATGCTTTGCGCTTGGCTCTCGGTTGTCTGCTCTTCTTCAATCGAAACTGAATCTAGCAGGCCAGAGTTATCATTTGCCTCATCGGTCATTGGTTTTTGCCTTTCGGATACGGGCCTCAATATCGCGGATTACAGCGTTCTGTCCTTCCCTCCATTGCCCATAGGAGGCTTCCGCGCCTGGTTGCCAGCATGGTTGCTCAAGGTAGAACCTACGCATCCACGCCAGCACCTTCTCACCATCCTCAGTCCCGAACGTGCGGGCCATCAGGATGTTCATATCAATCTGCTTTTGATCTTGCTCTACTGGGGCTGGGTTGCCCTCTAAGTCGTCCCATCCACTCATTTTGGAACCTCATAGACTTCATCTTTGCCAGCAAACGGAGACTTGTTGGCTTGTATCCTAGACACAGCATGGTCAACTGCCTTGTTGATAATTGACTCAGGCATCTTTTCATAGAACGTCTTTGACTTTACGTCCGACTTCAGCAAGTAGTTCAACTCGCTTTTTGTAAGCGTTGGGACAATTAAAGGGATCAATGTCTCTTTGCCATCAATACCCACGCCCATAGAGATTTCTGTCGAGATTTCCCCGTCTGGGCGCTTTAGTTCACCAAAGAACCCAGCACCCTTTGCTTGCCCGTCTGGTCTTTTACCGTAGTCCATTACATACCCTCTGGCATTGGAGCGCCTTCAGGAGCCGCCTGTTGCGCTTGTTGAGCTTGAGCCGCCATCTGCATTGCTTGCTGGGCCATCTGCTCACGCTCTTGTGGGCTGTTACGCACCACAGCAGGCACACCCAGCTTGTCAGCAATGTAGTCCACAGCAGCGCCTACCTTAATAGACATCTGACCCTCTGGCCCCATAGACTGAGCAATCTGCATAAATTGCATGATGTTGTTGATCTCATCCATGTTCTGAGCCATCGCCAGTGGGGAGACAGGGCTTACCTTGACTTCCAGACCGTTGACGCGCAGGGGCAGATCAATCAAGCCACCTTGATCCATGACTTCTAGCATCTTGGACACAATGGGAATCATTGTCTCGTTGATGAGGCGTCCAAAGGCTGAACCCAAGTTTTGAGCCAGCTCTTTCATACGCTCGACCACTTCTGTGGCAGAACGGGCGCTCATGTTGTCTGGTGGCAGACTCTCATCCAGCAAAGTCCGCTTGATGTTGGCGCGCAAGTCGTTGATGATAATTTGCGACACGTTGAAGTCACGTGCTCGTCGCAATGGCATCAATGCCTCACCCTGTGAGCCACCATTACGGGCAACAGGAATAATTGCGCCTGGGACAATGCGTACAGTTGCAGGGTTCAGCACACCGTCGTCTGCCGCCGTATAGACGCCAGTAATCGCCAGTGATGCGTTTTTGAGCAACAGTTCAA